CTAAGGGGGAGACGTCGTGTTGCCTTTTACTTTAGCGGCCAGTGCATCGGCGGCGGCGGCTAGGTCGCCGCGGCAGCCTTTTTGGATCCCTTCGCGCAGTTGCTGTAGGCGGGCCTGAAAATCTGGGCTGAGGGCGGCGGCGGGGGTTGTCGTGCCGGTCAGGAGGCCGGCGATGGCGCGCCCCTCTGGGGTCACCTCTGCGCGGAGAAGGTGGGCGACCGATTCGCGTGGTAGGAGACCGGTTGCTACGGCCCGCTCGATGGCCACTTGGCGCCGCTCTGGGTCGTAGCCCAGTGACAGCTGCCAGTGGGCTGAACGTCCCAGGCGCCGGGCGTTGTGGAGCCGGCGCTGGTAGTGTTCGATGAAGGTCATGCGGGCGGCCACTTCGTCACCGGCCAGCAGTAGCGGGCGCGCCAACTCCAGTGCCGCGGCCATCTCCCGGGTCATCACCACCGTCTCCCGCTCATCTATTGCCGGCAATACCAGCGCCCACGCCTCCTGCGCGCCTGGGTGGCCGTCGATGGCTTGCACCTGGCGCACCACATCGGAGGGTTGCGGCACAAAGTGGCCGCGTGCCGTATCGACGGTGTGCAGCTCCAGTGCCCTTAGCACTAGTGCTAACGGATAGGGGGCCAGCGCCTTGAATGCCTGCGCAATCACCTCCGGGGTAGGGTCCCGATCGCGGGCCCGCCAGGCCCCGCGCCAGGCCCGACTGAAGGCCTCGATATCGCTCTCAACCACGCTCCACCTCCCCTTCCAGGACTCCCCAGCCCATCGCCTGGCGGATGGCGTCTTCATCCCCCGCCGCCCCTGTCACGCCAGCGCCGCCCGTCACAGGCGGTGGACGGCGGCGGCGTTGGGCATCCGCCAGGCGACCGCGGAGTGTTGCATCGAGGTACTTGGTTGCCAGTCGCTTGCCTGGATGGCGTGCCGTCAACTCTTGCGCCAGTAACACTAACTGCTCAACGCTGAAGTGATCACGTACCCAGCCGCGGACAATGGGATCGGTCGCCCCCACCACCACGCCGACCCCCCGCAGCCCACTCGCCATCGCGGCGGTGGCCGTCAACTCTGGTTCAGCACTCCCCGGAGTGGTTGGGGCGGAAGATGGGGGGTTGGGATCGGCGGCGGTAGCGGGCGCGACCGATCGCGCTTTTCCAGATCTCTTCTCTTCTGTAACTCTGGTCTGATCTGTCGCCGAGGGTGACGTCACGCTCGCCGTCACACTCTCCTGCTGGGCCGCTGCCGCCTTTTTGCGTTCCCGCCAGGCGCGGGTGCGCTCGGCCCCACTTTTGCTGCGGCTTGAAACGGTGCTGTTGTGCTTAGCGAAATCTGCAAAATGCAGCCCTTCAGGTAGTACATCGACCCACCCCACAGCGGCCAGTGCCGCCCCAAAACCGGGGATCTCGGCGAACAGATCGAGATCGGCAAGAGAGGCCAGCGGGATAAGCTCATCATCCCCCATATGCTCATTGGCCCACCCCCAGATGGTCAGTAGGCCGGAGACTACCAGATGGGTGATCAACTGAAGCTCACCACTGCGGTCACGCCGCCCGTCACCCGTGACGTCACCGTGACGCCAAGCCATAAACTCTGGATCGGCCGCGAGATGGCGCGCCATGCGCAGGACGTGGGGATCGGACCGCAACCCTACCCGCATTTTGATCCAATCACCGGCCATGCTGGTTCACCCTGAATCTTCTGAGTCAAACAACCACCAGCGGCTCCACTGCGCCGCCGCCATGGCACTACCACTGCCTCTCGTAGTGCACACCCGCCCCTGGAAAAAAAAGCCCGGCCAAGATGGCCGGGCAATCAACGCGGCTAGGGCTTGCCGGCTTAGACACCGGCGCCGCGAGAGGAGGCCCATGGAAACATCACACCTGCTCACAGTCGCTCTGCGACTGCGGAAGCTCACTGAACAGCCGGAGGATGGCTTCGCCGGCCCGATGCTTGGGATCGGCGATCCGCCCATGACGCAGCCGATTGATACTCGGCTGCGTCAGGCCCGCCTCGGCCGCAATGGCGGCCTCCGACATCCCCGCGGCCACGAGCCGCTCGATAATCATCTTCCAATCCATAGCCCACGCCACCTGATTAATTCATCAATGCATGAAACAAACAATACATCACCGAATTTACCCGATGCAACCCCCCGGAGAAATAATGCGCTCGCGCATAGCTTGCTACCCCCCCCTCTCGCCGCCACTCGCGCCCGAACGAATGCGCATCCAAGGGGTCCAACCGGCCTCCGACCTGTCGAAACTGACGGCTATTCCCCATTCACCGTAAGCTGCATACTCAACGACACCCCCACTGACCTTTGGGACGGCACCCTCTCAGCAATGGCCGCCCTGTTACCAACGCTCGGCAGGGGGTGAGGAGGCCGGTACAAGCAGTGTGGCCACCGAAGGAGCGGTGTTGGAGCCTGGCCGGACAACCACCGCACCCCTATAACAGGCGCCGGTAGTTGGCACGGCCCAAACTGGAGAAGATGGGTACTGGGTGGAACTAGAACATCCCGCAGGACACAAAGACGATTGGCTAGAGATACCTAGCCGTGATCCCAACGCTTACTCCGTCCGCGTGCGCGGCAATTCGATGGCGCCAACCATTCGAGATGGGTGGTTTATTGTGGTAGAACCAGGCCATGCCGCGGTGCCGGGCGAGTTTGTGCTCGTCGTTACCAAAGATGGGCACAGCATGGTGAAAGAGCTGCTATTTGAGGGTGCAGATAGCATCTCGTTGGCCTCCATCAACGGGGCCCACTCGCACCTCACCCTGCAACGCGATGCGATCCGCACCATGCACTACGTCGGTTTTATCGTGCCACCGAGCAAACACCGTCTGTAGCAGGGCCTCCCGCACAGGGCCCCTCCGCTTCTGCTGCATGGAGGTCCCGCCTTTGCGCTACCCGCCCAACGGCCACCGTGGTTGGTGGCCGTTCCTTCCCTCTCCTCAAGCAGTCCATTAAAGTTTTCAAATACTCTATTTATAGACCTAATAGTCCGTTCCCTATCCAATCCCCGCCTCGGCTAAGGCGCTAGAGCGACCTCCCCTCCCCTTAAGCCCCCCCCTCATCCCCTCTGCGCATAAATACAGAAAAAAATGCGTTGATGTATTGACCCGGATCGATGCGATGATGCATTATTAATTCACCAACGCATCATACCGGTGGGCCAAAATGGCCCTGCGCCTCCCACCGCCGATGCAGCACCCGTAACGACAGCGCCCCCCTTGGCGGAGGCGTGTGCAGGAGGAGCGGCCATGAATAGTCCCGATATCGTTGGGATACAGTGCGATCACTACGCCCGACAGCTTGGCGAAGCACAGCGCCTAGAAGAGGCGGCAGAGGAGCGGTTCCAGGCACTACTGGAGCAAGCCCTGCCACGGGCCGAGGCACTAGAGGCGGCCTGGCTAGACCAAGCCGACTGGGACCAGATCGATCTCCTCCTCTTCCGCAACGATCCATTAGCGCTAATGCAGTGGATCCGCGAGCACATCCTCCCTCAGCAAGAGGCGCGACTGCGCACCCGCGCCGAACATGAAGTGCGCAAGGGACGGCCATGGCGTGGTTGAAAGACGCCATGGGTGCCGCCCTCTTTGCTGCCGCCTTTATCACCCTGACCCAAGCACCGGAGATCGAGATGTCCACCGCTACCCCACCCATCCCCGCAACAATCGACCACCGCAGCAGAGAGCGAAGTGAGGCCGCCCAACTGGCGGAGTCGGTACTGCATCTATTCGAATGCGCCTATCCCGACGACTCCACCCCTCGGCGCGCCTTGCGCTATGCCCACGACTACGCCACCGGCCGCTGTAACGCCGATGAGATCTGCCAAGCCTGGCTGATGGCCACTAGCTACTGGCAGTGGGCCGCCGCGGTGGCAGAGCGTGCAGAGGATACCGACCACCTCCGCCCCGCGGAGCAGGCCGCCAAGGCGGTCATGCACGCCCTTGCGCCGGAGCTGCAACTGACTCAGGTAGAGGCAGCGGTGGCGCAGGCCCGCCAACTGGCGGAAGAGGCGGGCAGAGTCACCCGTCACAGCGCCCCCTAGGGCCCCGGCCACCCACTCAAACCATCGGGAGCACCCCCATGCAACATCAGCAGATCATCGATCAAGAGCAGCTAGCCGCCCTCACGGGCTATGAACGGGCGGGCGATATCGAGCGGGTATTACGGGCCCAAGGGGTGATCCCCTTCTATGGCCGACGTGGCCGACTCTGGATCACCGTCTCACAACTGGAGGCGGCACGCGGCATCGCCCAGGTACCGGCGAATGAAGAGGCGCCGTTCTAATGGGTCGTCATCGCAGCCAGACGCTCCAGCTCCCGCCGGGCATCGAAGCCAACCGCCTGCCGCAGGGGATCTACTGGGATGCCAGCGGCCGTGGGCGCTGGTATGTCATCTACCACGACGAAACGGGGAGGCGCCACACCCGGCGCGTGGCCGGCCCTGGGGCGACGTTGGCGGATCTCCAGCGCCTGGCGACGGCCGAGTATGGCAGCCAACCGACCGATAGCTTCGCCTGGGTAACGGAGCAGTTTCAGCGCTCCCCCATTTTTCGCGCCCTCGCCCCGGCGACCCAAAGTGACTACCACTACTGCCACGCCATCGTCGCCGCCCTCCCCGCCCGTAGCGGCGGCACGTTGGGCAACTCTCAGCTGCGCCAGTGGAACCGCCCGATGGTGCAGAGGATTGTTGATCACCTGGCGGAAGCGCGCGGCCCAAGCGCGGCCAACCACGCGCTTCGCTACCTGCGGCGCCTGTTTCGCTGGGCGGCCAATCGCGGCCACTTAAGTGAAAATCCGGCGGAGGGGGTGGAGACGGCGCGGGAGCGCCAGCAGCGGCGTCTACCGACACCGGAGACCTACCGCGCACTCCTTGACTTTGCCCGCCAGCAGAGCGGATCGGCCTACTTAGCGCCGGTCATGGAGCTGGCCTATCTCTGCCGCTTGCGGGCGATTGAGGTGCTCGATCTCACCGACGCCAGTGCCAGCGATGAGGGGCTCACCGTGGTCCGCCGCAAGGGCAGTCGCGGCAACATCACCGAGTGGTCGCCGCGTCTGCGGACGGCGTGGGAGGAGCTACAGGAGCAGCGCCAGCAGGCCTGGGAGCGTCACCGCCGACCGCCGCCGCTGCGGGCGGAGGAGCGACGCCTAGTGGTGGGCAGCGACGGCCACCCACTCCAGCGCAGCGGCCTCGCCAGCGCCTGGCAGCGGCTCATCGCCCGGGCACTGGCAAGCGGTACCCTCGATCCCGCCCAGCGCTTCGGCCTCCATGACCTGAAACGGGCCGGCATCACCCGCACCAGAGGGACACGCGCCGAAAAACAGGAGGCCTCCGGCCACCGCTCCCCCAGCATGATGGATGTCTACGATCAGAGCGTGCCGCGGGTACGGCCGGTGGAGGAGTGAGCGGCGGGCGAGTAGAGCAGACCATAAGTATACCGAGAATCGTCCGGAGGCTCAGGGCAACATATTGATTAATAAGAGTTAACATGAAGGCAAGGCCGCCTTTTACACTGGGAAGGCCTATATACCTTAGTTTTTTTGTATGGTTTTGACTCGCCTGCAAGACGCTGGTATGTTCTGTTCCAGAAGGTCGCGTAGCCAAGGTGACTTAGCCCGACTACCCGTGTAAGAGTTGCTCGGTGTCATTGGCACGGTGCTGTAGATGCATGGGTTCCCGTACCCACAAAGTTCAAAGGGGAGATATCCCGCTAAAATCTGGCTACTCTTCCTACCGGGCAAACTCGCTAGCGGCGCGGCTCCGCGGTGGTCTAGGGATACCTGGCGCCCCCTCGTGTTATCCGGCACAGACAGCCAAGCGAATATCCAGTGTGTCTTGGAGCAATGTAATGACTGAGCATATCAGGAGCTTTCTCCGCGGCGTCGGTACGCTCTTGGAGCTTGCCCCATCGACAAACTACCGCCGCTTCATCCCGCAGGAGTCCCCCGCGGAGCGCGTGGGATCAGTATGGATCAAGGTGGGAAAAGGGCTTGCTGACACCACGGAGCGGGTAGTCCAGCGTGAACGGAAAAATAGCACCCTCTCCCGCTGAGCGGGTCGTCAGTAGTGATGAATTAGCCGCCGCAGACCTGCGGGAAGACCCCCTCATCTATACAGAGCAACAAGTCTCTGTCCGCGCAGAGATGTTTATCGGGCCGCTCCCTCACCCGGATATTCTTAAGCGCTACGACGAAGTGATGCCCGGCATTGCCGATCGAATCGTCGCAGAGTTTCAAGCTGAGAGCCTGCATCGCAGAGAGCAGGAAAAGGCTGCATTGCACGCGGAGAGCAGAGAGGCCATGAGGGGTCAACTGTTCGCCTTTCTAACCGTCGTGGCGGCCTTTATCACAGTAGGCTGGCTGGGGTGGCTCGGCCACCCAGCCGCAGCAGGAGCGGTTGCAGGTACAACAATCGTAGGTCTAGTCATTGCCTTCATTCAGGGACGGAAACAGCCAACCGTCCCCCCGCAAGATAATGCAGTTCAACCCTCGTCCTCCGCCCCACAGAAGAAGAGAAAAAAGTAGATCTCTCCGTCTCCGGTACCAATAGGTTAAACCGTTCCGCACTCCGCTCAATCTAGCCGTCCCTGTGCCGACCTCCACCGCTCTAATGATTTAGAGAGACGCGCCATAAATCACGCCGCCTCTCCAGGCAACACAGGCGTGCCTCATCGTCAAACCACCTCCACCAGCTCCGCCGACAGCGTATCGGTCACCACATCCCGCAGGCTGGTGGAGATCGTCTTTTGGTAGTTGCGCACCGGCCACAGCGCCCACGGCCGAGAGGTCAGCTCCAGATCGAGGCCGATGGTCCCTGTGCGCGCCTGGCGCACCAGCCAGTTGAGGTCTTCATCGGGCCAGTGCTCCACCTCGGGCGCCAGCACCGCGTAGGAGGGGCCGGTGCTGGCGGTGCGGACCTGACCATTGGCAAGGGTCACCTCCTGCTGGGGGTGCTCGTAGCGCACCGCCAGGCCCGCGTTGGGCGACGAGTCAAACGACTGCGAGCCGGCAAACAGGTAGACCGCCCCCAGCTCCCAATACGCCGCCCCGTCGGTGGGGGTACCGGCGGCGATGGTGAGGCGCAGGTAGCGCGCCGAGGCATTGAGGGCGATACGCCCCTTGCGTCGGCCGTCCCCCTGCTTGCGCGTGGTGAGGGTGCCCACTGTGGTGTAGCTATTGGCCACCGTGGCCCGCTCCACCGTCAACTGTTGGGCGTTGAGGTGTTGCACCCAGACGGAGGCGATGGTCTGCGTTGCGCCGAGATCGATCACCACCTGCTGGGTGGCCGTCGAGGTGGAGCGCCACGGCAGACCGATCTGCGGGAGGGCCAGCTGGCTGGCGGCGTAACCGGCGGCGGCAGAGGTGGCGGTAACGGAAGAGGGAACCAGAGAGGCGTAATCGATAATCATGCGAGTGTCGTCCAGCTAGATCCACCATTGGTAGTGCGTTCGATAGAACCGCTCAGATTGAAACGGATCCAGACAGTACCAGAGAGTTTGAAGAGGAGATGGCTACTACTATTTTCGAGGTAGGGATAAGAAAACCCTTCTGATGCCATCACAAAACGCCCTACACAGCGCATACCCACGCCACCACTTGCAGCTACGCCAATAACACCTGCACCAAATACACTAGACACACTATTTGTATAGCCCGCCACCCCACAACCAGATGATGATGCTGACATGCCTCTGGCAAAACCACTACCCGAATGATTAACAACAATCATAGTGGATAAGGGCGAATTATTCTCATGCTTACTGGCTATGGCTTGATGTGTGATACTGCCAAAATAGCCAATAACCATATCCTCACCATCAGGACGCAATCCTATGGTAGCAATTTCATTATTATTCTCATCGATAAAAAACGCTTCGCCCCGCGACTGCGATACCTCAAACCGTTTGCCTGAGGCCGCCGTGCGCACGGTGCGTCCAGTCAAGGTGCCTGCCGTGATCGTATCGGCGTTAATATTGGCCAATTTAGTCCCTTGAATGGGATTACTACCGCTGACATCCCCATCCCCCACATTGGCCGCTGGCGTGACGCTTGCCACTGGGCTATAGGGGCCGACGTTGCCACTGCGGTCATAGGCATAGATCCGATAACCGTAATTGGTCGCGTAGTTCACCGCTGTATCGGTATAGCTAGTGCCCGCAACCCGAGCCACCTCCGTCCACGTCCCGCCATTCACCTGTCGTTGCACTATATATCCCGACAGGTCCGCATCGCCCACTCGCCCCCAGGCAACCGTCACTACCCGGCCAGTCCCCTGCGCGGCCGTCGCCGAACTCGGCGCCACCGGCACCGTGGTATCGGTCGGTGTACTCTGTCGCAGCGCGGCGGTGGAGGTGCCCACCACGCCAAAGGCATTCACTACATTGGCGAGGAAGTCATACTGCACGCCGGGCAGCATCCCTGATAGCGTACCCACCCAAGTGCCATCACCGGCATCCTCACCCTCCATCTGGTAGACATCCGGGATGCTGACCCCCTGCGCCTTGAAGCGCACGGCAGACCAGTTCACCGCTGGCGGAGTCGCCTTCAGCTGCACCCAGGCGGTCACCCGCCCATCCTGCGCAATATGGGTGCCTGAACCCGTCACGGTGAGTCCGGTGGGGGCCGCTGGGGGGGTGTGGGAGTAGTCTGGGGTGTAGGTGTCGTTGGCATCGGCCGGCAATGTGCCGGCGGTGTAGTTGTACACCGCCGCGTCGTACTGCAACAGTTGCAGGTCGGTGCGGTGATCTTGTCGGCTGGCGGAGGTGACCAGCCAGTTGCGCGAGCCGCTATAGACCGTGGTGCCCGCGATGGCCAAGAGATCACCTTGCTGGTAGTAACGCCCCACGGCGAGGGCGCTACCGCTGGCGCCGTAGGCCAGGCGCTTGGCGAGATAGTCCACCAGGCGGTCGGCCGTCTGATGACTACGAACTGCTGGCGCCTCGTAGCGTACTGGGGTAGGGCTAGTACCGCCAGGGATGGTCCGGGTGATGGCGGGACTGAGCTGGCTAGGATCGATATGAGTGGGCCGGTAACGCAGCTCCACGCTCGCCGGGATCTCGCCCGCGCCCAGTTCATCAAATTGAATGGGATCACCGGCCGCTTCGTTCAGTACCGCATGTAAATCGGTCGGTCGGTCCTGAGTCATAGCCCAGGTACCTGAGCCTGTTTGGCAAAGATTAGCCCGTGCCACCAGCAGCAACTCCTCAATGATGGCCAGGAGTGTGCGTTGTCGTCCATCACGACCATAAGAAACATCAATCCATGCCTGTATTTCATCGGCATAGTCAGCAGCGGTGTCGAATGAATAGCTATCGACTGCCACACCAGCAAATTGCAACAACCGCTGAATCTCACGCACCACATTGCGGCTATCGCCCCCCTGGAGATCAACCTCAATAGGGAGCAAGCGGCCTTCCGTATCACGTTGTTGCTTGGCAAAGGCAATCGTTCTTACACTGTAACTACCACTGACTGCCGTCGCACTACCTAACGTATATTCAGCCGAATCCACCACCCATCCATCACGGTAAACTGTCAGCACGGTCGCCGTTGGCAGCGCTCCGGCAGCGTAGATCCATGGACCTGCGCCATCATTGTCCTCAACCAAGGCACAGGGCGTTTTAATAGCAGTGCCGAGTGGATAGGGTACTACCTGCCCGACATGATCGGATAAGAGTTGCGGCCAATCATCAGCGCTCCAGACGTGTGCAGGATAGAGCTGGTCCAGCACCCGAGCGCCCTGGTCCGTCAAGGTGAGCAACCATTTTGACGAGCTGCGCCGCACTCCAGTACACACCAGAGTACGACTAACAATCTCATCACTCACGGATCCATCAGACCAGTAGTGGGTCAGAATCAACTGAATAAAAAGGGAAATCCCGGGAAGGCTGCGCTCATCCAACACATTCAATGCACCATCTGCATTGGAGAGTTCAATAGAGATATTGGCCGCTTCTCGCAGCCCCCATTGATCTCGCGCAACCTCTTCCAACTGAGGCCATTGCAATAACCTCGCCGTATAGACCTCACCATCATAGACTTGATCCGTAGAGGCATAGCGATGGACTACTCCATCCACTGTTAACTCTACGGTCGCAATGACCGATGGCGACCGAGACTCGATGAGTGCAGTGGGAGCATCGAGCACATAAAGTACACCCAGCGGCCGTACTCCCAAAGGAAATCCAAGCATTACGGCTCCAGTGCGCGCATCGCAGCAATTGCTTGTTCATCCGACAACTGTTCATCAGCGAGATAAGCGTGAATGACATCTTTAGCTCGCTGATACCGACCCACCAGCGCCGCAGAGGCCGTCAAGTATGCGGTTGACTTTGACAACACGCGAACCACCATTTCTTCAAATGGTATGCCCCGACTGGCCGACAAGGCATAGAGATAAGGTGCCTTGGCATCCGAATTTGCGGCAGCAGCCTCGGCTTCTCTTTGTTGCACGGACCAACTCTCAACTTCTGCCGGAGGAGACATGGACTTCAGAGAAGTATGTTCTCTTTCACACCATGCAGCCAACTCCACTATACAACTGACCGCCACCGACTCACGAGTTTCAGAATAGATTAGTTCCGGTTGTCCTGAAGACAAAAAACCAGCAAGGAGTTCTGCCGCAATGGCATCCACCCCCATGTCTCCTGGAGCCACCTCGACCGCTGGATATAGAGGAACACCGCGCTCATCTAAGTGAGTCACCAAAAACGTTCCATGCAACGTGGGCACAATACTTGGAATCATATTGGACGGAACCTCACCAGAGTTAAAGTATGCAATGACGCTGTGCGATTAGACACATTGACATATCCACCCGCTTGCCACAGACATAGCCGGTCAGCCACTACCGGGTCAACCCCATTCCCCCAGGATACCTGATTACCAGAAACAATGTGCTGGGTATAGGTTACAGATCCCCCATACCACATACTAAAATAAACAACCCCCACATTGGAGTGCAAAAAGAAAAGAGAGCCCGAACCTGAAATCAATTCAGAGAATGGCACAGAGGTCGCACCCGCAGCTACATATATCTTCTGACTGACCATCCCCATAGCACCCTCAAGTTGATATTGAGGATGCGGATCTCCAAACCCATCCGTGCGATGTGTTTCAAATGCCGACAACTGCTCCGACATCACATCCAACACCACATGCGCCCCCGCCGTCCACGACTGAGACACCCCGGAAACCCCAGTCAGGGTATAAGTGCCATCACCATTGTCGGTTCGACCCGTATAAGAAATTACATTTCTCTTTGTGGCCACCTCCAATGAGTCAGACAACACCAATACCGCGGTGCCTGTCCCCGGGTCTGGCGGGGTTACATTCGGTGGCGTTGCGGCCACCACGCTTATCGTAGTTGCGCCCGCGGTCACCCCGGACGACAACACTGTGCGCACAAAATTGCTGAAGATATATGCCATCATGCCACCTGTTGGGCCCGCCGCAGGGCGGGCGCGAGTTTGATCACCTCATCCCGGAAGGGACCCGATACAAAGCGCTTGAGCGCCTGCTCCACCACCGGTCCCACAGACGCCGCAATCTCCCGCGCATCGCCGCCGCTGGCGGAGACCTGCACCACCACGGCCCCTTGATCGATGGCCACCGTCACAGGCCGCCCATCGGCGATACTGGGCTGGATGGCCAACGGTACAGGGGGAGTGAGATCCGGCACCTTGGCGGTCGCCGAGCGCGCAACACCCTCCGGTAACGAACGCTCGCCGCTATCGGCACTGCTCTGTGCCGTGTCGCTACCGTAGGAGTCATTGGACGAGCCGACGCCCAAGGCTGCGACAACCATCGCCTCTGAGAAGGGATCGCCCTTACTCATGGCAACCAGCACATTGGCGATGGTCTGTAGCGATGCCACCATCTGGTCCTGGGCCCAGACGGCAAACTCCTCCGCCGTCCGCCCTTGCAGGATGGCGTCGAGCTGGGCCTGCTGGGTCGCCAGGGTCTCGGAGAAGTAGCCCTCGCCCTCTGCCTGGATCCAGGCGTAGTAGCCCGCGGCCTCTGCTCGCATCGCCTCTAACTCGGCATTAGCCTGCTCTTGGAGCTGCGCCGCCTGCGCATCCAACTCCGCCAGTTGGGCGTCTATAGATGCCAACTCAGCGTTCTGCTGCTCGGTCAGCGAGTTCAACTCCTCTTGCAGCTGCTCGCCCCGATCGGTCTCTGCCTGGGCCATGCCCTGCAACTCGCCGAGGCGTAAGACCAGGCTGTTGTATTGCGCCTGATACTCCTCGCTGGGCAGCTGGAACAGATCGCCGGCCTGCATCATCTGGGCCTGCTGCTCGTAGAGTGAGAGCAGCTGCTGGGCAATGCCCGCCCGGTCCTCCGCCGAGGCACCCGCCAGCTGGCTCTCCAGCGCGCTGATGTCCGAGCCGAGGATGGAGTAACGCGCAGATGAGGAGAGCGGATTGCCACCGGAGTAGCGCAGCGAGTCGAGCATCCGTTGCACGCCATCCAGCACACCCTGCCACTCCTGGGTAAGGTTGATCGCCTCCTGGATCGCCTCCTGCTCCGCCTGATAACGCTGCTGGACCTGCTCCCGCTGGGCCTGCAAGGCCGAGCGCTGGGCATCTATGGCCGCCATCTCCGCCTCAAGCCAACGGTTGATCTCCTGCTCGCGCGCCTGGATCCACTTATCCACCAGACCTTCGCCATACTCCAGATAGCGCATCCGCTCGGCTGGGTCAGTGGACTCCATGTAGCGGCGGTAGACCTCAGCCCCCGCCCCATAAATCTGCGCGGAACCTGAACCCGGCGCGCTGGTGAGAGAGCCGACCCCAGTGAGTGATTCGATCTTCTGCGTCAGCCGCAACGAGAACTCAAAGGCCAGCCGCTCCGTCTCCTCGATGGCGGCCTGTAGCTGATACACCAGGGCGATGGACTGTTGATAGCGGGCGATCTCCGCCTGCTTGAGCTGCTCGGCCATCTGGGCAATCTGGGTGGGATCGCCTGACTCGGCCGCTGCGATGGCAGCGGCTTCGGCATTGGCCACCGCCTGATCCATCGCCGCCAGCTGATCGATGATCGCCTGGACTGGATCGTTGGGCTTCTCCAGCGCCTCCAGGAAGGCATTGATATCGAGCACCACCTTACGCGCCGCCAACAGGCCGGCGGCGTACTCGGCAATCTCCTCGGAAGATCCATCAAAAGCGGCGAGCAGATTGCCCAAGGCAGGATCGACCTCGGTCAAAATGACCGACAAGCGCTCCTGCATCATGGACTCAAAATCCTTAAACGCCTTCGTAGAGGAGGACTCCCAACCATCTAGGCGCGTTTTGACATCAGCGATCTCATCGACGGTGAGGAACTGGGCGAGAGCGTTATCAATCTCTGCCAGCCCATCGAAATACGCCTGCATCGCAGGGGTTTTCTTTTCGCCGCCTACGTGGTGCGCATCAGAAGTCAGTCCGATATATCCAAAGACAGACTCCGCACCGATGAATTCGCCATTCTTGTTGTGCCACAGATCGCTCTCATCGCTCGACGTGGAGAGGGATCCAAAGGGCGCGGTATATCCCCCACCCAACAAACCATCCCCAAATATGGCCAGCGCGGCTAAGGCGATCCACCCATAAGGGCCGATGGCCTGAAGGGCCGCGGTGACGCCGGCTGAGGCCCCCGCGCCGGACATCACGCCGCCAATGGCGCCCATCCCCATCTGCCCAAGCACGGCACCGGTCACCGCCCCAGACATCGAACCGGTGGCCTGGTATCCAAGATATCCGCCAATACCAAGCCCACCATAGCCGACTCCACTCATACCGCCCATTCCCATCTCCTGGGCCGCCAGCATTTGGCTTTGGGTGGTCATAAATCCCGTCCCGTAGGTGACACCGGCACTGGTCATGATGGTATCGCCCAGCACCAGCGTACCCAGCCCTTGCCAGGGGACGTAACTCAGTAGACTCGATGGACTAAAGCCAACACCCGATGAGTCGCCCACACTCTTTACCACGGCCCCAGACGAAGAGGGTGTATACCCTAAGAGGCTCGTCGTTAAATCGTTAGAAATGGAGGTCATAATGGCCTGAATCTTGGGCTGCAACACCAGCGAGTTGAACATCTCGCGCAAACTGTTGCGTAGATTCTCAGCCAAATTCTCGCTCTTGGTGACCCATCCCACGAAGGCACCGGTCAAACCGTCGCTGATACTCTTAGCCGTATTTTCCCACTGGGTCTTCGCCGCCGCCTCCTCCTTGGCGCGCTGCTTGATCTGCTCACCTAAGTCATAGTTGGCCAGCGCCTGCGCCCGCAGGGCTGCGATCTCGTCGTTATTCAACTCTTTGTGTTCGGACAACATCTTGTTGGTATACGCCAACTCCGCGTTGTATGCCGCCCGCTCGCGCTCGGTGAGTCCTAGCTGTTTCGCCTCCTCCGCTAGCGTCTTCATGCCGGCATCAAAGGGCGTTTCTGACTGTTCGAGGTAGGTTTTGGTGAGATCGCGGACGGCCCGTGCGTAGGTCTCCACCGAGATGGTGTTCTCGTTGTACAGCAACTTATAGCGGGCCAGTGTGGCCTCGAAGCGCTCTGAGGGGGTGTAGTACTGCTCCGTCAGCCGTTGGCCCTCGGCGGTCAGATTGCCGGCGGCTTTCGAGTTTTCATTAAGTGATTTGGTAAAGCCAGCGGCACTCTTCGATGACTCATCGAGCGTTTTCTTGACAAGCGCTTGGGCTCCGGCGGTCTTCTCTGTCTCCTCCTGCGCCTTGCGGGCCTCTTGCCGGGCGGCGACCGAGGCCGTTCGCTTATCCATTGCCGCCTGACGCTCTGCGAGAGCCGCCTGCACACCGGCATCTGCGGCACTGCGCTCGGCTTCAGCGGTGGTCTGAATAGACTGCCGCTTCGCCTCCAACACCTGCTGGTTTTCCTGGTGGGCGGCATGCTCTTGCGCGATGAGATCATTGATCTCCTGCTGCCGTGAGCCCACATCGCTCAAGGCCGCCGCACTCGATTTGATCGCCTCGCGCATGGAGTCGAATATTTCAAAATCGGGGATCCAGGAGGCGGCTTCCGCCAACACTTTAGCCGACTGCTCAATCACCCAATCCATGACCTCGGCGTAGAGCAGACGGATGTTGAGCGTCATACTCTCCCAATAGTAACCAAGGGACTCGGTGAACGACTCAAAATCCACCACAAACAGGTCGATGGACTCGTTTAGGCTGATCCAGAGTTTCTCTCCCTCCGCCAGCATGATGGTTACGGCCACCTTCATGTTGAGGGGGAAATTAGCAAAGGCATCGCTGATGAGAGAGACTGCCTGACTGCCAAAATCGGTCAAAAACTCCAGCAGTCCACCAAAAGAGGTAAAAATGCCGCCCGTGACCCACTCCAGCATCGCAGTGGCGCCGTCCACGATGCCCTGCCACACCCCCCCCATGGTCTCCAGGATGGCGGCCCCGCTGCCACCGAACCCAGCGGTCAACGAGTCCCACCACAATTCGGCCTCGGCCATGAGCCAATCAAAGCCGATACCACCTTGGATCCAATCCCTCAGCGCCCCCATCTTTTCGACAACGTAATCCACCCCATCGCCCATCAGCGCCAGGGAGTCTTTCCAGACACTGGTCGCACTCGGTTCAAACAGCCGATAGATATCAACCACGACACCGGAGAGCTGCTGATTGACGCGATCAAACATCACCGGCAAGGTGTCCATCTGCTCGCCCATGGCGTCGGCGAACTGGGTCTCCCCCAGTTTCATGAGGTAGCCTTCAATGGCACTCGCATCCTGTTTGACGCTGGTGCTGACGCCGCCGTAGGTCAACTTGAGGGAGTCACCCTGCTCAGCAACCTTGATACCCAGATCGGTGAGCTTGTCGTATTGCCCCTGGCTCGCTTCACCCACCACACTGACCACATCGGCCAGCTTCTTGTTGGTGCCTGCCGCGATGTTGCCGTAGCTGGTGAGGGCCTGGATGGATGGAGTGAGTCCTGCGCTTTTGAGGGTGGTGAAGGCCTCGGTGGCCTCTTGCAGGGTCACGGGAGTCCGCGCCGCGAACTCATCCAACTTAGCGAACGCCACCTTCGCCCCCGCGGCGCTGCCAGTGGCCTCGGTGAGTGCCTTGTCGTAGCCCTGGTAGGCCGTCACGGCCTCGATGATGTACGCGCCGACAGGCGAATCCTTGAAGGCGTTGACCAGCTCGATGAGCTTGCCGTACTTGCCGCTCACGAGTTCGATGACGTTGCCAAAACTCGCCATGATGCCGGAGGATCCAGCAGAGCTAGAGGAGGTCGCCTCGATACCCTTCGCGCTCTCCTGACCCGCCTTGCTCGCCTGATCCAGCTTCGCACTGTAGTTTGCCAGCGCCTCACCTGAGGCGCTGGCATTGACCTGCTGCAAGCTCTGGGCGAGGCGGCTACTCTCCTCGGCCAGGGCCTGCACCCTGCCTGTTGCCCCCTCAGCCGAGGCCTCCAAGGCAGCGATGCCTGGATCCCCGACGGCATCCGTACCACTGACCTGGGGAACGCTTGACTGCGCGCTACGCTGCGAGCGCTGGAGCGATGACGCAGAGATCTCGGCCGCCTCCGCAACCGCAGCAGCCGTCGTCTCCCGGATGCTCTTGGTGACGTTACGTGCCTCCTCAATCAACGCCCAGATACGCGCGGAGGTATCCTCTACCTCTGCATCGACAGCGGTACCACTTGATGCACCGCCACTGCCTGAGCTGCTGCGGTTCACCAAGGCCATGGAGGAGTTGTAGGTATCCGCAACTTCGGCGATGGCATTGGCAGCGGCGGCCTTGATATTTTGGGTCACATTTTGCGCTGCGACGACCATCGACTGGATACGTGAGGAGGTACTGCCGATCAGATCCTGGAGGGTTGCGAAGCCATCTGTCGCGTGGCTGACGAGATCACTGATGATCTGATCCGTCTTCGTGGACTCATCGCCCAGGGCGGTGACGTCGGAGGTCGTCTCCTCCATGGCCACTGCGAGCCCGGAGACGTCCCCTTCTAATCGAAACTCCAATGTGATCTCAGCCACGGCCTATCGCCTCTTCTTTCGTTCCGCCTCTTGGTTATCGAGCCGGTTATGTTCTGCCGCGTAGGCGCGGCTGAAGATATGCAGGCCGCGCATCAGGTGTGGAGGGGTGTCGATCTCGTGGTAACCGAGCACCTTTTCTACGGCTGTCCAGTCCATGCGAACCAGGCCGCCCATGCCACCGGTGATCCATTCGCCGCCCGCTACGGCCCACGCTTCGATCACTGGCAGGTTCTCTTCGAGGAGCAGAAGGTCCTCGTGTGTTTGCTGCTGGCGTTGTTGAATGAGGGCGGCCCACTGCTCGGCCGCCTCACCTTCTACTAACCCCTGTAACTGCTCTTGCACGGGGGCGGTCGAGTTCCCTCTCGACCGCGTTGCGTGCCAATCTAGCGCCGCCTGATGTTGGGCGGCGGCGATTAGTTTCCCCGGGCGCGCCCGGTGCGAGACTTAAAGATGGCGTCGAGGATGGCACCGCGATAGTTGGCGATACCAAACACCAGCGCCCGAGTCTCTTCCGTGCAGGGCACTTCGTTGTGGTCCAGATCCTTCATCCCGCTCCAGCCGGTGACCAACTTGTTCAGCGCCTCGATGTCACCACTTTCGCCCAGGCTCTTGATCTCCTCGTCGGAGATGACCTTGGCGAGGATGGTGAACTTCACCTCGCGCATCTTGCCGTGGTCCGGTACCAGTACGGTGACGGGAACAGAGTAAGGGGCGTCGTTATCAATCAGGCGCAGGGCCATAGGGTTCTCCAGTATTGGGTGGCGTTAAAAAGGATCGGAAACAGGGTTTTGGGTTCGATCAATAGAACACCAGGAAGTACTCGTCGTTGCCGGCGCTGGTGAGGGCGCGCGGGGTAAACGGCAGGTTGTAGGCCAGGGTGCCATCACGGTCCTGGTACTTCACCTCATCCGCCTGGGCGTTGGTCACCAGCAGGTGGACCCGGTTGCCGGCGTCGGCACCGAGGGTGGCGTAGAGCCGCTGGGTGGTGGCGTCTTTCCAGGCGGTCCAGATGTCGAAGTCGGCCAGCGCCATCACTTCCGGATCGATGGAGCCGCTCGCCTGGCGGGCGCCGAGGATCTCGATGGAGCGACGGCCGTCGATGGCGTTCATGTCGTTCCGCTCTTTGATCTGGTTGCCGCCCTTGAGCTGCAAGCTCTTCACCGCGGTCTTGCTCATATCGACCGTAGAGCCGTCGTTGATGATCTGTAGGCCAGCGTTCTGCACCACCGGCGGCAGTACACCATTCAGCGCGGGGCTCGGCAGGGCGATGTTGGTGGGATCGTTGTAGACCCCCTGGCCGGTGAACTTGATGGCAGCGTAACCGCTGACCTCGGCGGTCACCTCCCAGTCGGCCCGCAGACCGGTGGCGATGTGGCGCACGCCGTCCCAGTGGAAGTGGGCGGTGGCACTCTTGTAAGCGGCGTGGTCACTCAGCGGGTAGTAGACCCAAGAGTCGGCCGGCGCGCCGGAGACGGTGCCGGTGGCAGCAGAGGTAGCACCGGCCAGGCTGTCGGTGTCAGACGGCTTGGTGTCGAGCGGGTGGATGAAGAGGGTGGTGTTGCTGCCACTCACCACCACGTTGAGCAGGGTGCCCACAGTGCCGGAGGTGGTGGTGTTGGTCACCACCTCACCGGCCTCCCAACTGCCGCTCACACCGCTCAGGGTGATGACGCAGCCGGCAGTGACGCCCATGGCGGAGGCCTGCAACAGGTGATCAAACTCAGGTTTGTTGAGGGCGCTGCCGGTCAGGCCGCCACCCTTCAGTTCGCAGGGGATGGTGAGATTCCAACCCTTGGCACCGATGACGCTACCGAGCGCAGAGCGGTGGCTGGTCATCACCTTGCGATCGATCTTGGCGCCCACCGGCTGGATGTCGGCGCCTTCGGTCAGCAGGATGCCCTGGTAGTCGGCGCCCGGATCGGTGCCATAGCTCACTTCCTGCGCAGTCAGTAGCGCCATCAAACTGGAGTCATACATTCGCTAGTTCCTCTTTCATTTCAGTTCATTGTGTTCGCAGTGTTCACTGCCTTGAGGACGGCGCCATCGCGTGGGGCGCGCCCGGTTTGAGTCGCCATGGGAAACGACACTTCCCAGGCGCGCACTTTCGGCGGCAACTCCCGCCTGATGGCCATCACTGGCCAATGGGACTCCCCCCTGAATCCGACCATGGGCGGGCACTTCAGGGGTGGATGTGATGCAGCCGAAACTGCGTTTTGAACTGGTCTTGCCACCAAAGGAGATCGGTGTCGAACGCCGTCAGCTGGCCCTCAACAAATTGGATCTGGTGGCTGCAATCGGGCGGTGTCCAACCGAGTAGCGCGCCCATCACAGTGGCGCGCAGCGACCCTAGCTGCGCTACCGAGGCGTCACTTTGGTTGTCGATGGCGTAGTGGATAGAGACCACCCGCTCCACCGTTTGCACCACGCCGACCATGCTGCGATTCGGCTCTGCCCCCGCCCGCTCCTCCAGCAGATAGAGGGCCGGTGCGGGGGTCCCTTCTGCCATGGCGCTCGCCATCTCGGCAGCGCCGGCGACGCGAATCGCCTGCTCGGCTAAAAGGGTGCGCAGGCGCTCTTGCCACGGTTGCAGATCCGGTAGAACGACAGACATCGACGACTCCTGTGGGCTAGGAGTGGATCCCACACCCCAAGGTCTGCTCGACCCGGGAGCGGGCGTTAAAAGCGGTGCGAATGGCCCAGTGCGCCCGATGGCGTTGCCGCGCCATCTCCGGCGGCCGGCACCGCGGGCAGAGCACTGCACCAGCACCTTCGTGGGGGTGTACGATACGGCGCGGCGCTGCGACAGGTGATACAGCTGCAACAGCTGCGACGTTACGTGTTAGCGAGCAGCGAATGCGCTACCCCAAGGGGTAGCGCATCCCGTTGCCATCAGCGGTGGCACAACGAAGGTCGTGCGCAGAAGGGGGGAATGATGGAACTCAGCGAGGCGATCACTTGCGCGGCGTGCCGCTCAACACCCTGATCGCCTCGTCGCGGGGGATCCGATAGGTCACTGACTCTGGGTTGGGACTCGCCGTGGGATACTCCTCCACCGCGATCCGGCCTGCGCGAATGGCGCGATAGATCCGCTGACGGGCAGCGGCCTCACTGCACGCCAACGCGCGGGCAAAGAAGGGGACCAGCTCGGCAACATAGAACTTACTCTTGCCTGGTAACTCAGCCATCAGCGTGGGATTGCCCATTTCACTCTTCTCCTCACACGATATGCAGCGCACAGCGGCCCGAAGGCCGTTGTGCGGATGCCTAGATAACAGGGGAATTGACGGGGTAAAACTGCGTTACTGAGGGCTATCGCCACCCTCTTTTTGATCGCCCTCGGCGCGCAAACCAAAGCGCACATCGAGCCACTTGCGGGCAGCAGCCAACATATAGCGCTCGGTGAGGGCCAGGCCACGCGAGCCCATGTGGCCGGAGATCCCCACCAGCGCCGCAGTGAGGTAGGGGTTGAGGCCCGCCCATTGGCAGAACCAGTAGGTGAGTACGCCGCAGAAGGCCGAGGTGGTCAGCTCGCCTATCAGCTCTGACAGGCTAAACTCTCGCCCTGCCCGGACTCGGTTGATGTAAGCGACGATCCCGCCCCAACTGGAGATGGCCACCACCACCCCATAGGCGATCGCCTCGCGCACGGGCATTTCGAACCAAGGAGGAGTCGGTTCGCTCACGCTTCGATAGCCTCGATTCCGTCGCATAGGCGCAGAAAGTCTCCCGGATCTGCTGTCTGACTAAAGGCGATCCCTGCCGCCTCCCAACACCGCTGCACAAAGGTAGAGCAGACCACTCCGCGCGGCCGGAGCCGGGTGCGCCGCAGCTGCGCCCACCACACTTGCAACAGGCTTAAGTAGCCATACCCCTGCGAGCGAAAGCCCAGGGCCGTCTCTTTCACCAACGGACTCTCCCGCACACGGCGCGGTGCGCGACCGTAGTAGACGGTGTGCCCCGCTCCGCTGATGTCCTCTAGCCAGAGCGAGGCCGGCCGCAGTTGAAAGCCGACAAACTCGCGCATCTCCGCCACCCACAGGCCGCCGTCGATCCAGACCAGGAGTGCAACGTGGGAGAGCTGCTGTCCCGTCAAGACCCGGATGAGGGTGGAGATCACCCCACGGCCCTCCACCAGGAACAGGTCACCACTGCGCATCTCATCACGCAACGCGGCGTACTCAATCATGGCACCACCACCCCCAACTTCACCGCGAGGGTGCCTAGGCGGATCGCCGTGTCCAGCACCTGGGCGGCGGTCTGCGCGGTTTGGTTGGCCTGGTAGGCGGCGTAGGCCGTCTGCAAGCCATCGTGGGCATCACGGAAGCGGGCGAGGCGCAGGCGGCCCAACTCGCCGATCTCATTCATATGGGGATGCACCAAGGCCGCACCGCGCCCATAAAGCGCCTCTGCCTGCTGGAGTAGCGGCGTCAGCTCCGTCAGGCTCGGCAGCACGCTGCTGCTCCGCAATTCGGCCAGGCGATCGAGGAGCTGACGGGTCTCCACGGTCACTGCCGTCCAGGCGCTTTGGTCAGAGAGCGGCCAGTCAACGGCAGCGCGATCGACTTCAGCAATCACCGCCTCGATCTCGCCCCGCGCATCGGTCAGGGCGATGGCGGTGTTGGCCACCTGGGTCGCACTGTTGAGGCTCGGCTCTGAATTGGCGCAGCCCCCCAGGATGAGGGGGAGGAGACAGAGGAGGGAGGCGAAATATCTCTGCATGGTGGGCGCTCCTATCGGTGTCAAACCAGCTCGAAGTGGGGACCGTCCAGAAAGACCCGCTTGCCCGCGGCCCGACGCCGTTCGCCATAGGCGTTCACCGCCTGCTCCAGGCCATCGGCACCGCTGGCTAGGTCGAGTAACGGACGGTCCCACACACCGCCCCAACGCAGCGCCACCCCCTGCTCGCGGGCCGCCTGTTGCACCGCAGCGGCCACGTCGTAGAGCGGCCCCCACTCCCAACGCGGCCGACCGTTGATAAACGGCACCAGGTCCACCGCCTCGCCAGTGAGGTGTTTGCTATGCAGCGTCTTCGAGGCGCCTCGCTGTACCAGCGCCACCTGCTCTTCTCGGCTACGCAACCCATCCACCACGCAGAAATCCTGCGTGGTGAGTTCGATGGCGCGCTCCACCACCTGCACCAGCACACTGCGCACACCGCGCAGCTCGTGGCGCGATCCGCTGCCTAATTTGTATGGCATGACTGAACCTCACAACTGCAAAGTAAACGCCCTCTGAGGGATTGAAGGCCCCGAACTAAGAGGCGGGACATACGCGCCTAACACACCCCAAGGCGACAGCACCTTCCGCCCCAGCCGCCGCCTCCTCCCCTCGGCCGACACCATGACGAGCGGCGCGATAGGCCGGATCGCCAAACACATCGGGGCGCAACTCGTGGGGGGTGACGGCGTTGTCAATGGCAAGACAGACCGCCTCCACCCGCTCGGCGGGGATGCGGTCACGGGCAAGCCAATTGGAGACGGTGGGTTGCCGCTCACCCAGGCAGACAGCGAGGGCGGTTGGGCCACCGGCGAGATCGATCGCTTTCCGGGTGGGGCTGGGCATGGTCACCTCCTGGCGCCCATTCTAATAACGTTTCGTGATATCAATCAACACGATTCGTCGTGTGACCTCATCACGGGACGTGATGGAAAATTAGGGGATGAATCGATTGATGAGCTTTGGCAGCCGTCTGCGCTGGGCGCGGGAGCGGTTGAAGTTGGGGCAGGGGGAGGTGGCGACGGCCTGTGGCTGGCGGTCGCAAAGCCGCGTCTCCAACTACGAGCGGGACGTGCGCGAACCGACCTTCGCCGATGTCCGTCGGCTCGCACAGGCGGTGCAGGTGAACCCCGAGTGGTTGATCAACGGCACGGGATTAGCGGTGGAGTTGGAGCTACCGAGCGACCATGCACTGGAGCTGACAGCGGCGATCACCACCCCCTCCCGCAAGGCACCGGTGGAGGGCACTGCCCAAGGAGATGAGGGGGGAACCTGGGTCACCCTAGAGCGCTCAGCGGGGCAGAACGACGGCTGGATCGACGTCCCCAGCAGCGACCCCAACGCCTACGCCCTCCGGATACGCGGCGACGCCATGAGCCCCACCATCCGAGACGGCTGGTTCATCGTACTTGAACCAGGCCACAGCGCCATGCCCGGCGAATTCGTACTAGTCACCACCCAAGACGGCCACAGCATGGTGCGAGAGCTGCTGTTCGAGCGCGCCAACACCATCGCACTCGCCTCCATCAACGAGACCCAACCCCGGATCACACTCCCACAACAGGAGATCCACACCATGCACTACGTCGGCTTCATCGTGCCGCCCAGCAAACACCGGAGATAA